TGCCGCTGGAGCGCCACCACCACCTTGCTGGCGTGGAGCCTGGGCAGTGAAGTTCCTGCTCTGGATCGTATTGAGCGAACGCGCCATGTTGCCAACTGCGCTAGCGTTGCCACTGCTCATGATCGTGATCAGCTTCTGCAACGCCGTCAGCGTAGCGCTGGACGGCATCTTCAAATTGCCCATACCATTACCAATCTGGGCAATGCTCTTGGACAGCTGCGGGTCTATCTTGACACCATTCAGCGAAGACAGGAATGTGGTAAAATTTTTGGTCGTCGCGGCATTTACTTTGATGCTGTTTGCGGCGCGCGCGATTGAAGAAAGATCGGCACCGAGTTTGGCATTGACGTTGATGCCACTCAACCCGCGAGCCGCGCGCGCAAGGTTGTTGATGCCGGCGATGGATGCAGCTGACGGACCCTGCAGTCCTCGCACAGCTGTGCTGAGCTGCGTGATCTCACGCGACACATTACCAAGGCTGCCGATAGATTTGAGTTTGTTGAAACCAGACGACAGCTCTCCTACCTGCGCCGACAGCTTATCAAAGCCGCCTCCTGATGGAGCCTGCAGAGTTTTGAGCGCAGAGCCAACGGACGAGATCGCCGCTCCGAGTTCCTTGAGAGAACTCTTCGCGGCGCTCGCGTCTACGTTTACTCTGATGTCGTGAGATTCCGCCATTACCGGTTCCGCCGCGCCGATTGGGCGCGCTCCTGTTTACGCTTCGCCTCTTCCGCAGCCTTCTCGCGACCCGTTTGGATTTTGAGATGGGTGTGCTTCAAATAGACGATGTCCATCTCGGTGATGTAATAGACGAGATCACGCAAGTCTTCCTCAAGGAAGATGCCTTCCAGTTCGCAATACGCTTTCATGTCGGAGAAGTTGATCGGCTGCGGCCCTGTTTCCAGAACAACCCGAGTCCTTGACAGAGAGATGAAAGCGCTAGCGACCCAGATCAGCCTAGAAGACAAAGGCACCAGTGGAACTGGCGGAGGCTCGGGTGCCTTTGTTGCTCGCTGCTTTTTGGAGATTCCCTCAGCTCGGAGCCGCGCCATCCATTCGGAATTTGCGGTTGGTCCCTCATCCGTCATGGAGTTGAGAGACGCTTCGAGCCAGGAAATTAGTTTTTTAGGTCGGCCTCAACCGTGAGGTTCCTGAAGGTTTCGCGGTTCGCCAGCACACCGCCGACGTCGTCACGGAAGAACTGGAAGTTGCGCAGGGCAGTCTCGATGTTCTCGGGGGTTGCTTTGAGCGGAAGACCATCTTCGTCCTCAATGCCCTTCCAGTCAATTATTAGCGACTGTGAAAGCTGCTTGATCAGGAGGGTCTCGGCGATGTCATCGGGAAGCTCGCGTCCACCGCGCGTCAGCGCAGCATACGGCGCTTCGAGCTTCTTGCGGATGGCCTTGGAATGCGCACTTTGTGGACTTCTTAGTTTCACGGAGATACCGTTGCCGATGTCAATCCACGCACCGTCTTCAAAAAGGGTGCGATTAAACGCATACAAATCTGAAAGCTTTGTCATATTATCTAACCTCGTGTCGGGTGAATGTCAGGTTTGGTAGCACCTCAGTGCAAACTGACTTCGGGAATTGGCTGTTTTGTTCATCTTCCAAAGTGCGCAGCCATTTCGCTACTTTGAAAATCTCGTCGGACGTCGCATCTTTCTTTAGCGAATTTGCTCTCCAAGAAATTACTGCGACATTTCCTTTCACATAACCAAGCTCAGGCTTGATGCGGTCAAGTGAAGGTGAATTGTGTGTTCCACCTCGGACGTTGGAACGCTTTAATCTAATTCCTAATACCGGACAAAACTCCGGAATAATGATGTCATGCTCCGTTATCGCAAATTCAATACCGGATTTATTTGCTCTTGACTTAGCCCTTTGTATCATCCAATATTCCTGCTTTAAGCTTCTCCATAAATTCGTCCTATACCTTATCTTTGCTAGATTTCTACGTGCGTAGTCGCTGGATTGAGCTGAATTGCAGGATTTACAATAATAGTTATGGCCATCTTTCTGATTTCTACGAATCCCAAAATCAGTTATTGGTTTTTCATCACCACAATCGCAGCAAATTTTAGTGAGGGTGATGGAGGACTCCCCCGACAAGAGTCCTCCATCGTTGTGCGCACAATTCGCTTGTTCAGCCATGGTCGAGGTTGCCTAGTGAGCCAAGCGCCGTGGCGCTCAGCAATTGGGAGATTAGGCGGTGGGAGCCACAACCGAAGAGAAGCGATCAACCTGGAGAATACAGTTGGTCGCCGGATCGCGCTGAGCTTCCCAGCTGATGTTCTCCATCACGTCCTGGTCGATGGAGCCAGGGGAGAGCGGGTCTTCCGTCAGCTTGATCGCAGGGAGGGTGATGAAATACTGCTGGTTGTTCAGATCGAGGAAGTCCCAGCCTAGCGAGACGGTGTTATGCGCGATGAAGTCATCGAACATATACCCATCCTCGAAATAGGCATCGAACTTGCCGGTGAGCTTGAAGCGTCCGACGCCGATACCGACAGGGAACTTGAAGCCAACAGCGGTCTGCTCACGCAGAGCAGCGTCACCCTGGATCGTGATCGACTTGATCGCGGTAGCCAGCGGCACACCGTTCTTCGTGAGGTTACCCACGTTGGTCGTCGCCGACATGATCTGACCCGGCGTCGACTGCTTGGCGACGTAGGGGCTGTTCTCCAGGATGGATGCACCACCAACGAGGCGGGTCATCGCTTCACCCTTGAAGTTCACTTTACCAGTGACGATTTCGCGCGACGCAATGTTCAGGTCGAACTGACCAACGCGCAGGCCCTTGTTGATGAAGAACTGGTTGACGTCTTCGTAACCGGTCTCGATGGTAAAGCTCTGCACCACGAAATCCTGCGGCAGCGCAGGGTTGCGGAGCATGGAGCCCTTGATCGTGACAGGCAGCGTCGACGCGTTGGCGTTGACATCCGGAGCAGGAGACACGGTGAGAACGTCGTTGGTAGCGCCAAGGACCGTGAACACGCCACGGACCGAGTTGTCGCCACCAGCGAAGTCGGTAACCGTCGCGGCGGTGCCGGTCTTGGTGACATGCCCGAGGCCGGCAGCGTTGAACTGGCGGTTGCTGAGGCTCAACGTGCTGGTCGAATTCGAAGCCACGACGCGGATCAATCCCGCAGCGGATGCTTCGTTGATCGCGGCGACCAGTGCGGCGGCGGCAGTCGTGCCAGTGCCACCAGGGGTGTAGACGATCTCGCCAGCAACCGAAGACGTGGTCGCGACGAACGTCACTTGATTGACGCCATCGAAAACAGTCAGCGTATCACCGACAGCCGGAGCGGCGCTGAACGCCACAGAAGCCGCGTCGAAGCCGAGGCCGTCGACATGAATCTTCTGCCCAACGCTGATCTGACCGGCTGCGATAGCCGACGCGAAAGCATTGGTCCCGTTGGAATCGATGGTCGGCGCAGAGCCGGTGCCAAAGCGGATGGAGGTATTGGCCTTGACGAACACGTCGTTGGCGTCGAACACAGCCGTGTAAGCGGAAGCCGCTTCGGCGGTGAGGGACGACTCAGAAACGGTGATCGTGGTCACGCCACCAGCGAACGCCACGGCGCTGACCGTGAGGTAGTTGTTGTTGGCGGGAGTAGTAAAGCCTTCGGTCTTGATGATGCGGCCCACAACGAAGTAGGTCGAATAATCCGTGTCCGATGAAATGGTGAGCGCGCTTGCGCCAGTGATGGCGACGTTGCCCATACACCAATCCATCGTCATCGGACGAGTGAACTGACCATAGACGAACGCTTCGAGGAAGGGATCGATGGCACCGGCGGAGAATTCAAAGTCGATCTCGCCTTCTGAGGCCGCGCCGACTTCGATGATGGAGGGGACCATACGGTCCGCGCGCAGCTCGTCGGACATTTTGGTTTCCTTCTTCAAGGAAACCTTCGACGTCTTGATGCGCATTTCACGGGGAGCGGTGACGCCAGAGCCCGAGGAAGGAGTTACAGCCCAAACCGACTCAGCGATGTAGGTCAGTTTGGCGCGGTTTGAAACTGCGAAAGTTGAGAAAGACACGGTAGGTCTCCTGGGCACGGGGGGAGTGGCTGATGCCGCGCCCCGCGCGGACAGACCTAATCATTGACAGGAATGTTAAGGTTAATAGCAATAAAAGTCAAGAAAAGTAGCAGACCGTCCCAGAATTTCGCAGGATCAAACCAGCGTGTCGCGGTGCCCCGGCACCGTGGCGATGACGCGGAACTTACCAGTCTTCGGGTCAGGCGACGTCTTGACGTTGCCGGCCTTGAACTTTGCGTATTGAGTAGGGCTGATCTGGAAGTCCTTGTTCGAGAACAAGCGCATCAGCGTTTCAGCCTGCCCTAGCGCCGAGCGTTCGAAGGTCTCGACGGGGGTGTAGACGGAGATGTGCAGAACGACAGTTGTGCGCTCTACCTTCTTGTCCATACTGATCGTGGCGTTGAAGGTATCACCCTGGAGCACGTAGAACGCGAACCAGGTTTGGTTCATCGGTTCAATCCACTTGGCGTTTGGGGTATAGATTTTCGTCCCAGGGTAATTCAGCCCAGCGCCAGTGAAGAACTTCGTCTCCATTGCTTGGTGGAAATCTTCGACGTCACTCATGACAAGGGTGATCCTGCTTTAACTTTTTCCATGACTTCGGCGACAGTGATCGCGAATACTCCGTTTGGAGCACGTGACTTGCCGGCGATGCCGGACGAACCATCCTCAATCATCCCTATGTCGGGCGAGTGATTGGCTAGTGTATAAACCGTGAACGGATTTTCGAAATTCAAAGCATGCAGCGTCGCTTGGGCAGCGTCTTGGTTGGCCTTGCGGCGAGGTTCTTCACCAAGGCCCATTTGCGACGTGTAGCCGGTAGCTTCTGGCTCGTGAATAGCCTCAAGCGCTTCACCGCCACCGCCGCCGGTTCCCTGCGACCAAATCATGTTGCGCACCGCCTGCCCGCTGTGGACCGGCGTGCGCTCGTGGACCTTCTTGTCGATGTAATTGACGATGCCTTTGACCTCAGTGCCGACGCACTTCTCCACGCCATCGAGACACTTCCCGAGACCTTTGAGAAACTCATCGGCGTTGATGTCGATGTCGATCATGCCATTTCAACTCCGACGCGGAGGCAAACCTCCATCGGGTCACAGTCCACGCTCTTGACTTTGTATAGCGTGCCCAGAATTACAACCTCGTCCTGCGTCAGCGGACGGCGCGGCAGCAGGCCTTCCTCGAAGGTCAGCACGTAGTCGGTCGTGATGATCGAGCCAGCTTTGGTCTCCTGGGTCGCGCCTTTATCGGTGAAGCAATCGAAGGTGATCTCGACATCCGGCTCCGTGGCAGTCCCAGACACAGGGTCATAAGCTACGGAATCATAAAGGCGAAAGGTGACCGTCTCGGTGCCTGGTTTACCAAGGCGGCGCATCTTTTGCATCTGCGCGCGCCCGAGAGCTTGGATGCCCATTAGACCCTCACGATCTTTTTCAGGCCCAGCTCATTACCAAGCTGCCCGAGCCCGAACAGCACGAATTTTAACCATGGCGGCGCTGGCGACTGGAACCAGCCCTGCTGGTATTCGATCTCAAAGGTGTCGGTGCGGAAGCGGCGAATGCCGGCTTGATCTTGATCTGCCGCGTTGTCATTGATCAGATAATTCGCGAGCAGCGCCGTGGCGCGAAGCACTTGGAACGGCACCACGTCGTCTCTCACCTTACGCCGCTCACGGTCGAAGGCACCCTTGCGGGGCCAGCCCAGAGACTGGAGCGGCAGTGGCGGGTTCATCTGCAACACGCGCGGACGAACAGGGTCACTCTTGCGGTCTCCGGTCCACACCACCTTGTCGTCGAGCCAGCGCGTCGCCGCTATAATTTGCACCTTCTGCTGCGTCGGCGTCAGGGCGTTCCAGGCAGTGAGGTCGCGTATCTCCTGGGCCAGGATTGCATTAGCCTGCGCGAGGCTCACGTAAGCGTTTGCGCCGAGGACGCGCGATCCATCCTCGACGAACAAAGCGAGCCCTACGACGCTCCCTGTGAAGGCTTGATTGACCAGCGTCGCGCCAGTAGAATCATTGACCTGGACAGTGAAGGAAAAATTTCCAGGCGAGGATGGCGTGCCAGACAGTTCGGCGGTCGCTGAATTCAGAGCGATGCCGTCAGGCAACATGCCGGCGGTGATCGTCGAAACGTAGGGTCGATGAATGAACCAAGGCATTGGCGGCGTCGGGCCGAGCAGATTGATCGGCACCATTGGCTCGCCAGCTTCAAGCACGCCGAGCGTGGCGCTTGCCGGCGTGACGACGCCAACGTATTCCTGCGTGGCGCTCGCCGAGGCGCTATCGGTGACCGTAACCGTGAAGTCATAGGCCTGTGCTTCGCCAGCGACACCGAAAAGGATTCCAAGGACAGGGTCCAGCGTAAGTCCTGCGGGAAGCCAGCCGGTGGTTACCAAAAAGGCATAAGGCGGCGTCCCACCAGACGCCAAGGTCGCGGACACCGGCGCGCCGACCGTCATTGCTGGCAACGAAGAGATCAAAGCGAGCGTCATGGTGTCCCCACAATAGAAGGCTGGCCCATGCTCTTGCGAGTAGAGGGGCCAACCGTATTGATTTCACGCTATCTTAATTAACCACGAATGTCAAGAAAGATAGCAATTTGGCTCACGACAAGCCAGCGTCTTTTCGGTAGGCGGACACCCATTCAGAAACCACCTTCGAGCGCACCACGTCTGCCGCGTCGAACTCGATTACATCGGCATCGAGATCGTGGCGATCAACCATGTCAATATGCCGCTGCAACCCGCTCTCGGACGCATCCATGTCGAGCTGCATCACGTCGCCAGCGATGACGACATTGGAGCCGTCGCCGGTGCGGGTGACCAGAAGTTTGAGGTCAGAAAATGTGCAGTTTTGCCCTTCATCTAGCAGAACGAAACTCTTATGGAAGGTGCGCCCACGCATGAACTCGAAGGGAACGATTTCAATCGTTCCATCCTGCATGAACTTCTCGATCTGGTTGTTGGAAATCTCGTCTTTGAACCCGTCAAGGATTGGCACCAGCCAAGGCTTTTGCTTGGCACCCATGCCACCGGGGAGGAACCCATTACGGTGCCTCGCCGGGGCAACAGTGGGGCGGGTGATGATAACCTTCTCAATCTCGGACACGGGATTGATCAGTTTTTGGATAGCAAGGCGCGAGGGAATATAGGTCTTGCCGGTGCCTTCGGGACCAATGGCGAATACAACAGGGTGGAAGTCAATCGCCTCAATCAGCAAGCGCTGATTTTCATTCCGAGGTTCAAGCACTGTTTTTGCTGTCGCTTCACTTCTCTTTTGAGCTTTACGCTCACGGCGTCTGCGTGCTTTTTCGGAAAGCAAAGACGTAGGATCGAAGACTTCGGTGTCCATTTAGATTCCCTTAATGTGATCCTCCAATACGTCAATGGAGTCCACGATTGTGTTGAGGGTCGTGAGTGTTTCGTCAATGGTGACGAGCAATTGCTCACGGCTGGTGTGAGATTTGCCAAGAAGATTCGATAGACCCTCCAACGCTGGAATCTGGGAGACCAGAATTTCTTCGGCCTTTTCTATGGCCTCGGCCTCGTTACCAACCATAATATCCTGACTCGTCATTTTTTCCTACCTTCTTCCCAAAGTGTCCCGGAATCGAAGAAACTTGTCACACCGGATGGGAGCAGAAAACACGATACCAAGGGGAGCGCAAGGGGTAATTTGCAGATATGGTTAAGATGCGACATTTTTGCCACAGTCACAAAGTCACAGGATTGGTGTAGGCCCGCGTCTGCCCCAGAAAAGGGCGTGTGCAAGGGAACATAAAGCGAAAGTCTCTCAGATCGGCGAGCAACCCTTTTGTCACCGCAATGTGGATGGTCGGGAAGAAAAACTCCGCGCCTACCGCCAATGCGTGCTTGACGAGCAGCGGATCGTTTCCGGGCGGAACTTCGACACTCAGGAGAACCGGCGTGGATCGCAGGTCTTTAAGGTAACTTCCTGAAAGATATACGGTTCCGTCAGCGGCGCAGTCATGGTCTTTCCGGAAGGCGACGTCCTTGAGCGTGATCCCTGTATCATCTTCTGATAGTTTGCCAATTTTCACGACAGTGTAGGATGGGAAGTATCGCTCATAGGTGAAGGAGAACTGAGTCGAGAACCAGACGTAGATGAAAGGCATCCCAAGCATAGCGAAGAACATCGAGAGTATCCGGCGCTGACTGGCGTTGGTCATCTGCGTTTCTCTATTTGCGCCTGGATGCGCTCGAAGCCGACGCGGAGATTGACGACGTCGTTTGACATACCGTCGACTTTTACCCGAAGCGAATCCACTTCGGTCTTGTTGGTGTCGATCTGGTATTGCTTTAGCTTCTCCGAAGCGATCAGGGTTGAAGCCTGGGCACCAATTGCCTCAAGCTTGGCGATGCGTTCGCCATGCGCGTCGTATTCATCGATCTTATTGACCGTGAACTTGACCGCTCCAAAAAGGGTCATTCCGATGGTCATGGCGACACCGAGGTTTTTCCAGCCTTCGGTGTGTTCAAGCCATGACCATGGAGATTTCTTCTCGTCGGTGACTGCTCCCCGCCCTGAAGTCTGGGGCTTCCCAGATTCAGGCATGGGTTCCTCCTAGCGTTGCCAGTCCGCAACGGAGAATATTGAGCGCGGCGTTTTGGTCCCGGTCGTGTTCGGTTCCGCAGTCGCTACAGACCCAATCTCTCTTATTCAAATCGGCTCTACCTTTCGGACTACTGACGGGGTTACACCCGCAGCTCGAACAGATTTGAGTTGTATATCGCTCTGAAACCTCAATCGCGCTCCCACCATTCCTGATGGACTTGTATGAAAGCATCCGCTTGAAGTCCGACCAGCCCGCATCGAGCGAACTCTTTGCGAAGCGTGTCTGAGCAATCTTCTTCGGGCTCACGTCGCCGATGACGATAAACCCAAACTCTTTGGTGATCTTCGCCGAAGTCTTATGCAAATGATCCTTGCGACGATTGGCGACCTTTGCGTGGATCGCGCGAACGCGCTTCGTCTTTCGAGCGCGCTGGACCGTGCCGAGTTTCGTTTCGCTGGCACGATAGAAGCGCGGCGCTTCGATCTTTTCGCCGGTTGAAAGCGCCGCCAGCGTATGCAGACCAAGGTCGATCCCGACGCGGGCGACGGGCGCACTTACCGCGCACTCGACTTCAACCGGGATATTCAGATACCAGCGACCTTTCGCGTCGGCGTTGAATGACCCTGCGCCAATCTTGACGCCCACCTTCAATTCCTCGCGAAGGTGCATGGTCCGATAGGTGACGCCGCGAAATTTGAAATTCACGCCGTCGAAAGTGACGTGGCCCGTATTGAAGGGAACCCAGCCAAGCGACTTCTTGCCGCGCCAGCGCAGCCACGCCTTCTTGTTCGTGCGGCGCGAATCAACATAGAAGTCGCACACCCGTTTGATCGTATGGGCGTGGATATTCAATTCTTTTGACGCGCCCGCTGTAAGTTTTTGCAGGTCGAATGAAGAAAGCCATTTGCGGTGCGCCCGAGCTGCCTTTTGTTGAGTCTCATTGCAATAATTCCAAACAAAATTAACGGCGCGCGCCTGCCGATTGAGATCGGACACGTGCTTGTCGCGAAGTCTGAATTTATAAACAAGGCGCATTTTGTTCCTCTGGTGCTCGCTATCCCCGCCCTGAAGGACGGGGCTTGCGCTCGCAAAATTATCGGTCATCATGGGCCTTAGTTGTGACGCACGTCCCCGTGAGGCTGCGGCAAATAAACCTCAGCCTTTGGCGCGATGTCCGGAGCCACATCAAGGGCAAGCGTATGTTGCATGACAGGGGCCTCTGCGACCGGCGCGGGCGCAGCAACAGGGGCGGGAGCTGGAGCCGGCGCTGCCACTGGATGTTTCGACCATCCATGGTTGAGGACCAGCTGAGACGCACGCTCATGAGCGATTTCGAACATGAGACCTTTCGGGTCATAAACTCTGACGTAGTCGGTCATGGCGTGCATCTCCTGGTTGATTAGAGAATTACTCCCGGACGGAAGCATCCTCGACGAGTGAGGCAATGGAGCCAACCACCTGAGCGAGGCTGGTCTCCGGAGTGAACTTAATGCCTGCGGTGAGCGCCGCAAGTTCGAAAGCGCGGCGGCGGCGGGCGTCAACAGCAACATCGTTATTGGCATCGTCAGACGCAACAGAACCGTCGAAGTCACCGCTCGCAGCCAGGCGTGCGTCAAGCGCGCCTTCAATCTCGGCGACTAAACGCTTCTCACTGGAGCGCCCATCGATGTTGGGGATTTTCAGATACTGCGCAGCCTTGCGCAGGATGTCCTTACTAATCACCGAAAGGTCTTCCGGGACGAAGGGCTCCGGGGGCGTCGGAGGCTGGGTGGTCTCTGTGCTCTTCGTAGAAGAGCCGTCGTTGACGAACACGACCGGCTCTACGGTTGCGCCGCCGCGCCGCTTCTCGGCCTCGCGCGGATCAAGCGTCCAGCGGGCGTGGCGGACCAACTCGCGGGCATTGGTGAAAGTGTGAGTGTGTGGAGCGCCAGCAGTATCCCAAACAGTGGTCTGGTTATGGCGGTTGTCAGAAGCCGGGGCGTATTTGATTCCCATGATGCATTCTCGGGCTGTTGGAGTTACAAAAAGAAAAAGGGCAGGCGGTTGCGCCCGCCCGCCCTTATTTCATCACAGCGCTTTCGCGCCGAGATTATTGATCCCAATCGGGAGCCAGATAAATGAAGATGCCAACGGTCGGCGACGTGCCGCCGGTGATGGTCACCTTCGGAGCCCAATAGGTCTTGGTCGGATGATCGCGCAGGAGCGCCAGATAATCAACCGGAATTTCGAACCATTCACCGCTCACGACCGGGACCGAATCAGCGAGAACCGGGTTGGTCAGGTTGACATCGTCGTAGACCCAAGTGTCGACGGTGAGGCCGGTGGGCGAACCGGAGACGGACTCAATCTCGCCAACGACGAAGATCGTGCCGTTCACGGGGTCGCCAGGGTTCTGCCAGAAAGCGCCAGTCTGGGCGAGCTTCTGGATGGCAAACGTGGTGGAGGCGGAGAGGGTCGCCTGGGCCTGCGCACGCAGGATCAGAGAACCATCGATGGGAAAGCGGCTACGGCCTGTCATGCGACCCATGATTGGGTGTCCTTCTATTGGAATTTCGAATGGGGTGAAGGAGGGGCACGCTAGGCGCGCCCCTCAGATTACTCCGTGACGTCGGCGTTCTGGATGCCCCAGATACGCGCGGCGGCGCGGCCATGCATGACGGCGAGACCGACGAGCCACTCGACGCGCGTGCGGAACACGGGCTGAGCCTGGAGTTCGCCGAGATCGTTGACCTCGATGGTGCCATTCTGCAGACCCATAACGCGGTTCGTGCCGAGAGAGACAACGTAGATCGACTGGTTGGTCGTGGCGGAATTGGACGGTCCAATTTCGTTCCAGTCGATGGTGCGCTGACCAAGCTCATTGTAATCCTGGATCACGATGGGCAGATCGTTGTAGCTCGCAACCTGGCGGCCCCAATTGTCGGTCGTATACTGGATGTCACCACCGACGTTACCGCGCGCGGCCTTCGTCAGCTTGCGGCGCAGGGCCTTGGACATAACCAGCGCGGTGGGATTGTCCACGAGGTCGATGGCGGCGTCGAGCACTTCGAGCGACAGAGGGCCATCGGCAGAACCGCCAGCCGCAACGAAGAGCTGCGAACCGCCGATGCGGACCTTGAGGCCGTCAAACTCACGCGGGTTGGCCTGCGTGTCGCCGTTGATCAGGCGGTCGCTGATATGCATCGCGAGGGCCTTGACCTTGGAGGTCTCTTCCGTCGCGCGGATGCCGTAGCCGCGAGTCTTGATCAGCGCCTTATCGACGTCGAGATCGCCACCAGCGATATAGAGACGCTCGGTCTCCGGGTTGATGATGCCAGTCGACTCGCTGTAAGCTTCGTTGAAGCCACGGAACGAAACGCCAGGCAGCTGACCTTCGAGGTTGTAGGTGAGCGAGCCACCGGGAATGTCTTCGAACGGCATGACGTTGAGAAGCTGCGCCGTCATGGCGAACATCTCGATAACGCCAGCGCGCTTTGTGTCCGCCGAATTACGCTTGGCGGCTTCGATGAGTGTCATCGGCATGGGAGGGGTTCCTTCTGTTGAGCCGACCTTTCGGAAGGTTCGAGCCCCGCCCGTAACCATCGATTACGCAAATGTTAAGGTTAATAGCAAAAAAAGTCAAGAAAAGTAGCAGACCGTCCCAGAATCGATAGGGCATCATTTTGAAATTTCCTCGCCGCAGGAACGCTAACGCTCCCCAATCATAACCGCCATATTCAACAATTGGCAGGTGAACACATTTAGATTTAGGCTTGGCCGTTGATGACTCTTACGCCTTTGTCCAGAAGCGAAGGTATGACCTTATCTACAATTCTTTTAGGGAGCCCAAGAGCCTTAGCTATCTGTGTGCTGTCAACTCTAGTTACCCCAAGTGCCCTAATAGCCTGAATGTGAGAGTAGACCGCGCTCTCAACATCAGCTGAGTTAAACGAATATGCTGAATGCCTCTGCGACGGACCGTTATAAGTATATGTAACACCACCAGACGGTATTGACGTAGTTATTACGGTAACCTTCGTGGGGGTAAGGCAGCCAATAGTTACATTTGCATCTGTCTTTACAGCCGACCAACTCATGGCACATTCCTTATCTTGTTAAGCTTCACACCGTAGGTTTTCTCGTAAGTATCTTGATGCACTACCACAGAATCATCTAGCTGAATTTACTGGCGCGATGGGGGCCGGAAGTGAAGCCAGCGTTGCGACAGCAACCGCAGAGTCCTGAAAAACATTGGCTTCGCCAACTTTCAGCACTGTCGCGCGTCTGATCGCCATCCGCTCCAGCTCCGCAAGCAACGCCGCGTGATCTACTGTGATCGGCGTGACGTTTGGCGGTAATGCAATCCCTGCAAAATTACTGATCGTGTCAGCAGTCGCTTGAAAGATGTTTACGCCAGCGCCGAGGCTCGTCGGGATGAATGACGGGAGAGCCTGCAGCGTTCGGAGCGTTCCAACCAGTGGCGTATACTGCGCCACCAGTGCCGGGTTCGGAGCGGTCATGGGCCAGCCTTACGTGAGAGTGTTGACGTCTTCCTCGCGCGAGCGGAGGTAGCGGTCGAAATCTAGTTCGAGCTGCGGCTTATTGCCGGAGAATTCGATCACGCCAAAGCTGTTGCGTTTCAGATCAGAGTGCGGATCGAAGTCGTGCTTGATAAACATATCCCAGCGCCCGAGGTAGTTGCGATTGCCTTTGCGCCCATGGAACAAATGCTCGATGGTGCCGTGGACAAATCCCAGCTTACCACAAACATGCGTCGCCGCACGCGCTTCCCAGCGCTTTAGCGCGTCAATGTAGTGCGGGTGGACCGTGGCAGGAACCGATGCATCCACGTTTCCTGTGAACGCGAGAGCCATGTGGTGATCCCCACTTCCCATGCCACCAACCTCAAGAAGGCCACCGAGGCGATCAAGCACTTCACGTTTCCACGCCCATGCGAAGCCGCTGTGGGGATAGGCATAAGGACCTCCATTGTTCTGCCAGAACTTCACCGTGTTGGGGACCACAGGGCCGCCTGCATGGTAGACCGCGCAGAACGACGTGTGGGTCTGAATGTGCTCGTCATGAGGACCAAGATCATAAGCCTTGTCCCAAGGCTGCACTACCGGGTAGAGATCGAGCGCACGGATTGTGCTTGTCGCCCACCCTTCCCGGCGGAACTGGATGTCGGCATCAAGCGTCGCGATATATTGAGCGCTGTGCGGAAGCCGCGCAATGCCAATGTTCATCAGCGATTCTTTATTCCACACCAGCGACACGGCGCGCACGCCAACAAAGTTCACACGCGGGTTAGCGCCAAGGTCTTCGAGTTCGAAGTTGCGCGAACCATAAGCGCACTCGACCAATGTGATCTCGACGTTTGGTTCACTAAGCCAGTCGGCGATGGCAAGTCGCGCCGTGCTGACTCGGCTGGCCCAGCCAATAGGGTTGGCGACAACCGTCACCACATGAAGTTTTCTATGAGACATCACATTATCCTGCTGTCGGGTTGGCAGTTCACCGGCCCAGATTGGCACCGGATTGGTGATCGGCGAGGCGCTGTTGGGCCGTTGCGTCGGCGCTCTTATAAGCCTTCCAGGCGAAATATCCGGCTACACTCAACAGCAGTGCGCCGAGCGGCAGTTGCCAGTGTTGTGCAAGCCAAATCAGGATCGTCGAATTACTCGACACAGCAGAGCCAACCGATGACGCGGTGTCAGCAGTGGATTTGATCTGGTCGTTGATGTCGGACAGTGAAGCGCCACTTTGGCTCGCAGCCGATCCAACCGAAGCTACTGCGGCGGTGCCGGCGGCGGCGATCTTAGTGACAGCGCTCTTGGTGTCATCGGTAGCGGCAATCGTAGCCGAGCCGTCCTGGCGCAAATCATCTACCGTCGCGCTGGCGCGGTCATCTGGCAACACCTTTGCAGGCGTAGTAGCGGCGTCGAGCGCGGCGCGGGTGTCATCATCAAGTAGGCCAGTGGTCTTGAGACCATTGGCGTCCTGGAAGTCACGGATGCCAGAGCGGGTCAATGGAGCAAGGTCGCCGTCGATCTTGCCTGGGAAGAATTTCAAATCCTTTAGACGCTGTTGCACACCGCGCACTTGGGCTTTGGAGAGTTTAGGTTCAATAGAAGTTTCCGAATCAGCGTCTGCCGTTTCGCCGCTGGAGAATTTCACCAGCGCAGCTTTGGCGCGGCGCAGTGCGCTCTCGCGGTCGGCGAGGCCTTCCTCACCACCATTGACGTGCTTGGTTGAGCCAACAATATCACCACGCTGTCCATAGGGGACCGCGCCAACCAAGACGTATGTGGCGCAGACGCATTCGAACATATGATCCGGATCGGTCAGCCAGTCAGCCGCCTCTTCGGCAGTAATGCCAAGTTTCTTCGCGAGCCGCTCGGTGTTCTCCCGTCCGGTGGTTTCCAAACCACCCTTGCCACGGAAAATCCAGCCGTCTTCGGAGCCGGGACGATTGCCCATGCGTCCGTCGTAGACTTTCAGCGCTAGCGCTTTGGGGTTATGGGAATAAGGTTCAGCCTGGGCAAGGGAATGAAAACGTGATGGCCAGACCTTGCAGAGTCGCTGCGCGGAATAGCTTAGGTCTTCCTCCAGCCGCGTGAAGCCGGCGCTTTCAACCGACGCATGCGCAAGCAGATCAGCCTGCACGTTGCGGCTGGTCAGCTTGTATTTCTCGAACATTTCGTCAGCATGATCAGCGATCATCGAGACGATGTCCGCTTTGGCGTGCGGTGAGATTGCCAGAATTACGCGACGCCAATCCATAGCTGAATCCTTAGAGTGTGTAGGTGCCTGGGCCTGTGCCTAGTTTCACATTGACAACCCGAAAGAGATCGTAACCGTCAGGGAAAACCATGCCATTGACGAGCGTCTCGTCGGTCGGAGAGGCGCTCTTCATGATCACCATCGGATAGACGTCGCCAGCCGCGACAGGAGTTAGTATCTCTGGCCGGCGCTGATTGATGTTGATGGCGTCTTGTTGAGTGAGTGCGTAACGCGCGATGCGCGCCACATAATCAGCTGCTGACATCGCGTCCTCACTTCTTCTTTTTGGACTTCTTCGCAGGCTTAGCGGGGGTGCCGACCTTTGGCGCTTTGGTCGGCTTCGCAGCACCCTTGCCGCGTTTCGAGGCTTCAATCGAAGACATGGGCATGCGAATCTCCATCAGGTTAAAAGACCGACGACCGCGTAAAGCGGTCGCCGAGCGCATTACATGCCGCGCGGGCGCACGGCTTCGTTGGCGATGCGGATTTTCTCTTCCGGAAGCATCTTGTCGAACTGCTCCTGTGAGAAGCCGCCGAACTTGCCGGTGTTCTGCTGGCCAGCGCCGGCACCGCCGGTTGAGCTGCGGAACAGATGCGGGCTTTTTTCCTTTAGCGTCTGAACCCACTCAGAGGGCGACATCGGCGTGGTGCCGTCCTGACCATAGAGCGTGGTGTCGCCGATCTTGGGAATGACGCGCTCACCGTCGTTCTCAACGACGAACACGTTCTGCGCACGACTGATGATGTCTTCGACTGCGGAGGGAGCGACGCCTGACTTCTCGTCCAGCACTGCGCCAAGCACGGCCTGCTTGATCGCCTGCTGACGCAAGCGGGTGTCGAGCATGGCGGCGCGGTCGCGTGCGGCCTTTTCGGAAGTAGTAAGAGCGGCGCGCTGCTCTTCGAACTGCTGCTTCATCGACTTGGTGCGCTCGATTGTCGCCGCTTCAATGTCGGTGCTGGCGGTGAGCTTGCCGTCCTTGACCTGCTGGAAAGTCGAGCGCAGTTCGTGCAGCTCGGCGGTGACCTTGCTCGGGTCGAATTCTGGGAAAAGCGTATTGACACTATCAACAGTCGCCTTGAACGCATCGCGCTCTTTGGAGACCTTGATATTGTTTTCTCTGAATTCCTGGAGCCGCTCGTTAGGAACCAGATTGATAACTACGCCGCCTTCGGCGTCCTTGGCGAATTGGCGAAGCTCTTCGGGAAGAGCTTCCCGGTTGGGAAACATGATATCAGGCATTTGGTTAGCACCCCGTGCTGTTGTGTTTGACGCCATTTTACCCACCGGGTTCGGGAGGGACGTCATTGCGTTGGGGATTCTGACCGCATTAGCCATGTTTGTCAAGAAAAATAGCCAAACGGCTCAGAATCATTTGGGTTTATCGGTTGGGCTTAGGACGGCGATCCAAAAGACGCAGCCGAACGCAAACACCAGCTTCCATTTTATGGCGACATCAAAGAAACGCTGCTCTAATTCAAATAAATTCATGAGTTTATGGTCGCTCCTAGAAAAAATAGCTGATCCATTTCCGATGGACTTATTCCGAAGACACCCATCAGAGAATTGACGAAAACACTTTTTCTTTCAACGCTGGCGCTGTATTCCCAAGCCAGCGTCAACGCAGGATTTGTAGAGGCGTTCGCCGTGACGTAAGCATTAACCACGTCAAGCATGGTGTTGCTGCTTGGACCGGGTGTCTGGAGCAGCGCCGCGCGCGCTTGAAACATGCTGATTGATGCTGGAACCGGTAGTGGCGGATTGGCTGCGGTTAGACTTCCAACTTGGACGCCTGCCGCAACTAATGAGGCGTAAGCTGTGGCTAAGGCGGTGTTAACGTCCACTGTGTCGTCGAATATAGACACCGGAACGCCATTGTTGAGGATTTGAGTTGGCATGATCATAGGCCCACATAGAGATGGTCGATTGCTGCTCCAGCCGCGCCTGTCGTGCTCGATGGAAACGATCCGGTGACGCCGCTGTAGCCACGCGTGAGCGTGTAGGTGCTGGCGGTGTTATTGATTATTACGGCGCATCCGGGCCAACCAGACCATCCGCCAGCGCCACCTTGACCGTTTCCGCTTCCGTTGCCGCCATTGCCTCCAGCGCCGCCCCCAACATCTATCATATTAGAGTTGGCGGAACCAATGAGCGAGCCATAGACGAGATACACCCAGCCGCCGCCGCCGCCGCTGCCACCCGCGCCGCCTCCCGCACCATGATACGTGGCTGCGGTGCCTGAATTACCTCCGACACCACCCTGCCCGCCAATAGCCGCGATGATGCCGCTAGCCGCACCCCGCTTGAGCACATTGGCGTAGATCGCCAAAACTCCAGCAGAAGGGCCACCGCCGCCCCCCGCTCCACCATTAGCGGACAAGCCATCACCTGCTCCAGAACCACCGCCTACACCGCCGCCGCCACCTAGGATGTTCGTCCCACTGTAGGTTAGACCCGACTGAGCAACGGTGATCGTCTGGATGTTGACTGTAGCGGCGGCCTGCGTGCCACTTGGGCTTCCAGATGTTCCTGAACCGCCAGACGAGCCTGTTCCACCTTGACCTCCTGCGGCTATCGGGGTCGAGGTGGTAGCAGCTAGCGATCCATTTCCGGTCGATGCTGCGGCACCGGCACCGCCCGCCTGTGAGCCGCCGATGTTGTTCGTGTTAGGAATACCGTTTGTTGATCCACCTGGAGTTGAGGTGCTCGCAGCGGCTCCAGTCACACCATTGGCGTTGATCGCTCCAGTGCTGGCGTTCGATAGGTCGAGTGTGCCTTGGACACACACCTCAAAACCATTTACGAACAACGAGACGCCGGAATTTATGGTGAGGTTATTGGCGTTAAGGTTGGCGGTGAGCGTGTAAACGCTGCCTGAACGCGTCATACCTGGATAGGATGTAGAGCCATCCAAAGTGACGTTGCCACTGGACATATTACCGAACAGACCATTCAAAGCGGCTGAGCTGAATGGTTGCCATACGCCGCCATTCCAAAAAAGAGGGATCAATGCTGTCGTGGAAAACAATAGGGAACCGCTGCCGCCAGACGGAACCGGTGAAGTAGCCCCCGAAGCCACGGCTAGATTTTGCAGAGGCCCTAGATTTACAGTGACATCTCCAGTCCCTGCATCCACACCGGTCTGAGTGATCGAGATACCGACCCCAGCAATCACCTTAGTTATCACCGCACTACCGCTAACGGTAGTGTTGTGCATGGCGCGGGTCAAAGAACCAGACGGTATCTGATCGGCTGGATTGATCTTTGTCTGCGCCATGATCTTTTCCTATTTGGATGCTTACTTCTTTTTCGGGCCTGCGAACCTGTCCCCGCGCGACGGATCAAGCTGCTTCTTCAACTCTTCGTTGTTCTGTTCGGAGACGATCAGGCGTTCACGCACTGCTGCTGCATCGGCTTGACTTTCTGCAAGCGCCTGCTGGAGGTGTTGAATTGCCGCGTTGGCCTCTTCCAGCATGAGGTCCATTGCGAAATTGGCTGCCGACGTGGCACCGTATTCGTTCTGGAGCCTGTTGATAAGTTTCAAAGAAAACTCTGGTGTCAGGTTGATATTTGCCATTGGTTGTATCCATCGGGGATAGCGTTAGAGGGAACCCACGGCCTTTCGACCGTGGGGTATTTTCTTATTACTTGGCATAATTCGCAGTCAGCTTGTCGCCAGTCTGCGGGATCAGCAGCGCCGTGATGGTGGAACCTGAAAGCGTATAATCGTCACCAGCGCCTGACTGCAACAACACACCGTTCAGATAAAGCTCCAAGGTGCTGATAGCGCCGTAACCGGTAGCAGGCGTGTTCGCCAAAGTGAACGTCGTATTGACGCCGTTGATCGAGCCTGTCGGGACTTCACCCGTGACGAAGTCGGTATATTTGACGAAGCCGCTGCCAGACGTGTTGTTGATCGTGGTAGTGAGCGAACCCGCCGAGGTGGTCACGTCGCCGGTCAAAGCTGGGAACTGCGCCGCACCGAGATAGCCGGTGAGTGCAGTCGTAGGCAGACCGGTCGCATTGGTCAGGGTGAGGGATGAAGGCGTTCCACCTGCGCCGTTAAGCACCACCGGAGCGCCGGCGGAGCCAATATTAGCCGCGAGTGCGGCAGCGACGCCGGTTCCGAAACCTGTGACCCCGCCGAGTGGCAGCCCGGTGGCGTTGGTAAGTGTCAATGAGGTAGGTGTGCCGCCAGCACCGCCGAACAGCACAGGTGCGCCAGCGGAGCCGATTGCAATACCAAGAGCCGCCAACACACCGGTGCCGAGAGAAGTGGTTTGCAGGGCATTAGCAATGCGCGTGTCGTTACCCTGCGCCGCTGTTCCAGCCGTGGTTCCGTAGGTGACGGAGAACACAGTCCCCGCAAGAGTAAGCCCGGTTCCCGCTGAATAAAGCGTTCCAGACAAATCTTGCTGCGTGGTCAGTGCCGTGGTGTCAACCGTAATGGCGGTGGTGTTGGTCACGAACCATTTTGTGTTCTTGTAGGTGGTTCCTTCGGGGTCGATAATGAAATATGCGCCGATAGGAATTACTGCTGCCGAGGCCCACCATGTTGGACGCGCCCAAGCACCTGACGCGGCAACCCAAGGGCCATTCTGTGAGGGGGTGGTCTGTGCAGTCAGGAGCACTACATCGCCAGCGAGCAGCGTATAATTGTCGACGGTGATAAGACCGGTGACAGCCGAGTTGGCAACCGCGACCACCCTTGCGCCAAAGATGGTCATACCGGAAATCTTGGCGTCGACGTAGGCTTTGTTGGCGGCGTCTGTAGCGGCGACAGGATTGGAAACGTAGTTGATGAGGTTTGAACCCATGTTCAGCGCGGCTGACATGGCGACTAGGCCGTTCGCCTTGATGAATGTGTCAACCAGCGCCGCTGTTGGGACAATCGCGCCAGACGCCATCTGCGCCCACGGAATAGATGCAGCCTTAATTTGGGTTGCACCATTGATTTGTGTTTGTGCCATGATAACCTCCCGATATTACGTCGCCATGTAGGCGACTTCCAACAAATCACCACTCATGACATTGAGGGTGTCTGGGACTGTGACAGTCTGCCCCGAGGTCGAGAAAGCGGAGTTGCTCTGTTTCAGTCCGTTGATGTAGAGCCCAATCACAGCTGCTATCGGGTGAGCGGTCGTGATCGTGGTTGCACCATCTTCTCCCGCAGACTTAGAGCTGGTGTAAACGCTTCCTGAGCCGCCACCCCCGGTGCTGTCTCCGATAGCGTCGCCATCAAAATCCTTGAAGGCGCAAAATTCCAAGTCTACGTTGACGCCACAGCGAACCGACATATTGAGGTCGGTTACGTTCGCCGTGAAGTTGTCAGCGCCGGCAGTAGCGTCTACCACCAGCGCGTGTGAATGGCGCGCGTCGAGATTGACGACTTCCGCGCCGGCTACCTCATTCACTGATAGCGAATGATCTTGCGAGAGAGAGCCAATAGCGCCGACAGCGACGCCAGCAACGAAACCGATACGAAGGACGAGATTGGCCATGGCCTCACTCGATCAGGAATTGCAAAGCGCCTGTGCCGAACGAAGCGGTGTCATTGATCGGAACGGTGCGGTTGACGCCGAGCGGACCAAAGGCGATTAGATTACCGGCCTGGTCGAACACCGCGCCATAAGACACGGTCGACCAATTAGCGCCAACCGCCGGACCGAACACCACCGGCGCGGTTGAGGTCAGCAGCGTGCCGCCGGAGCCACCAGCAGAAGCGGAGAAGGCCACCGACTGGCGGAAGTAGCCACCGGTTGGTTCAACCAGCGTGGAGAGGTCAGCGCTTGGATTGCCGACACAAAGCGCCACTTCCAGCGAAACTGGCGGAGTTGGCATCTGCGTGCCATTGATGTAGGCAGCGATGGCTTGATGCATCCGCTGTGAAAACGCCGCCATGCGGATGCTCCCTTAGCCGTGCTTGACGCGCGTGAACCAGCAAGTGCCGTCTGCTTCGCCGACTTTCTTGATGACCGAGAGATAGCCTCCAGCCGGAACCACGACGATGATGCCGTTATAGTGGTCGGCGACC